ATTCACTCAAGTTCGCTTGGGTTTAAATTAGTTGGTGTTATCATGCCATCTACTGCAATTGGATTCTCAACTGGAAACGGATTTGATAAATCATTTTTCACTGCTTCTGCACTCAGTGTAACTGGATCTAGAGGATTCTTTTTATCAGGATCAGGAGTAACTCAACAAATTTTAACAGCATCTGCTAATCCAGCAAGTGTAGACTCATTTACAAATGTATTAGGTACATCTGTAAAAGGAGCCAACAAAGGATATGTATACACTTACTTTAGCGACTTCTTGTCAACAAATTTAGGTTTATCAGGATCTGTTAGCTTTGACACAGGATCAACTACAGCTTTTGTAGATTACTCAAGCTCTATATACGGAGACTATGCACCAGCAGCGACTCCTTATATCACATCACAAACTATTGGAGGTAACAAACTACAACTTTTCAAAGTAATATCATTAGCAGACGGAACGGATACTAACACTTCTTACAAGATTAGTATCCTTAACACACAACTTCCAGGATCAGATCCAGGATCTGACTATGGTTCGTTTACTTTGCTAGTTCGTGAATATAGTGACACAGACCAACGTCCAGTTGTTCTTGAGTCTTACACAAACTTAAATTTAGATCCAGATTCATCTAACTATATTACAAGAAGAATTGGTGACAGATCATACTCAGTTGATGCAAGTGGAGTAGTAACTAGAAATGGTGACTATAATAATGTATCAAAATATATTCGTATTGATGTAACAGATGATGTACAGAATAAAGCAATTAGTGCAAATGTTAAGCCATTTGGATTTGAAGCTTTAATTCAACCAATATCATCTAGCTACTCTATACCAACTGCATCTTTAGTAAGTCAATTAACACAAATTAATGGATCTTACAACAAGAAAGCTTACTACGGATGGGATTATACCTTAAACGATAATGGTAATTACTTAAAGCCTTTAGCTAAAGGAACAGTACAAGTTGGAAATGGATTTAACTTAGATGAGTGTTTTGTTCATCCAAGTGCATCAAAATCAAACACAAACTCAACATTCATAGGAGGTTCAAGCATTTCAGCTTCTGTATTTACAGGACTAGATGTAAATAATGTACTTAAATTTAATGTACCATTACAGGGTGGATTCGATGGAATGGATCCAGCAATCACTAAGAATGTTGGAGCTAACATCACAGCAACCAACTTATTTGGAATGAACTGCAGTACTGCAACAACTGCAGGTGGAACAGCTTACGTAAAAGCTCTTAATACAGTTGCAAACGCAGATGAGTATGACATCAACTTAATAGTTACTCCTGGAGCAACAATCAAAGATCACTCAGCTATTATCAACAAAGCAATTGAAGTAGCAGAAGACCGTGGAGATGCATTCGTATTAGCAGATCCAATTACACAAGGAGGTTCTGTAGCAGCAGCAGTAGCAGCAGTAGTTGACTCAGGAATTGATTCAAACTATGTAGGTACTTATTGGCCTTGGGTTAAGATTATCGATACAGATAAAAACAAACCGGTATGGGTACCACCAAGTGTTGTTGTACCACGCGTAATGGCATACAATGATTCAGTAGCATACGAATGGTTTGCACCAGCAGGTCTAAACCGTGGAGGTGTATCTGAAGCAGTAGATGTAGAATTGAGATTGAACCAAGCGCAACGAAATGACCTTTATGAAAATAAAATAAATGCAATTGCAACATTCCCTAACCAAGGAATATGTATCTGGGGTCAAAAGACACTACAAGCTAAACCATCAGCATTAGATAGAATCAACGTACGTCGTTTGTTAATCACATTGAAAAAATTCATTGCATCTTCAAGTCGTTATTTGGTATTCGAAAACAATACAACAACTACTCGTCAGAGATTCTTGAACATCGTAACACCTTACTTAGAGACTGTAAAATCTCGTCAAGGATTGTATGCTTTCCGTGTAATCATGGATGAGACAAACAACACTCCTGATGTAATCGACAGAAACATCATGTACGGTCAGATTTATTTACAACCAGCAAAAGCAGCAGAATTTATCGTACTAGACTTTAATATCCTACCTACTGGAGCTACTTTTGATAACGCTTAATACTTAATATAAACGACAGATGGCAAATTTAATTGAAAACAACGAAATCTTCTACACACCTTACGAACCTAAGGTACAGAATAGATTCATATTATCTGTAGAAGGCATCCCATCATTCTTATGTAAGAAGGTGTCTCGTCCAGGTATTGAGTGTGGTGAAGTAGTTTTAGACCACATTAACATTATCCGTAAGATGAAAGGAAA